CAACCCAACCATCAAACTCCATTGGACATTCACGCTTTTCAAGAAGCACATCAAGCCGGGCACGCGTGAGGCGCTTGCCGATCCCGGCCAATATGCGGAGATGAAAATCAACCCGGATGACAACCGGGAAAACATCTCCGATGAGTATTTTGAGATTTTGGACGGCATGAGCGCGGCCAAGCAAAAGCGTTTCCGCGATGGCGAGTGGGCAGAGGATAGCGACGGCGCGCTCTGGACGCTGGAGGGGCTTGACGCCGGGCGCGTTGCAATGGGCCGCGTGCCTGATCTTGTGCGCGTGGTGGTGGCGGTTGATCCGTCCGGCTCCAACGGCAACACCGGCAATGACAATGACGACATTGGAATAGTGGTTGCTGGCCTTGGCATCGACGGCCGGTGGTATGTGTTAGCCGATAGGAGCTGCAACCTCTCACCGGCTGGATGGGGAAGGCGTGCGGTTGATGCTTTCCATGAGTTCCGGGCGGATAGGATTGTGGCCGAAGTCAATTACGGCGGCGCAATGGTCAAGGCCGTGATCAAGGGCGCGGATGCAAGCGTGCCTTTCAAGGAGGTGCACGCAAGCCGTGGCAAGGTGGCAAGAGCGGAGCCGGTGAGCGCGCTCTATGAGGAGGGCAAGGTGAGCCATGTCGGCACGCTGGAGGATTTGGAGGATCAGCTTTGCGCCATGACAACCAAGGGATTTATCGGGGAAGGCTCACCGGATCGGGCGGATGCTTTGGTGTGGGCATTGACGGAGCTTTCGGCTAAAGGCAAACGGGAGCCGCAAGTGAGGAGCCTTTGAGCATGGGATGGATGGAGCGCCTCTTTGGAGGGATGGGCCGCAAAGATAGCGCGGTTGGTTCGATGGTGACGGTGCGCCGGGTTGGCCAAGCGGTTTGGACGCCGCGCACATACAAGGCTTTTGCAAAAGAGGGCTATGCGGAAAACGTCATTGCCTATCGGTGCATCCGGTTGATTTCAGAGTGCGTGGCCGCAATCCCGTTTCTGCTATATGAGGGCGATGATGAGCTGGAGGATCATCCGTTTCTCAAGGTGCTCTCCCGGCCCAATCCTTGGCAGTCCGGCGCGGAGATGATTGACGCGTTTGTGAGTTACTATCTCATCGGAGGCAACGGCTACATTGAGGCGGTTGATCTTGATGGTGAAATCCGTGAGCTCTACACATTGCGGCCGGACCGCATGACAGCAATCGCCGGGCGGCGCGGGCATCCGCAAGGCTGGCAATATTCCGTGGATGGCACCGCCAAGCATCTGTTTGACATGGACCTCCGTCCGGAAAAGTCTCTGCCCATTTCCCCCATCCGGCATCCTTATCCGCTCGATGATTTCTATGGCCTCTCACCCATTGGCGCGGCCGCCAAATCAATCGACGTTTTCAACTCCGCCGGTGCCTATAACAAGGCGCTCTTGGATAACTCCGCAAGTCCGTCCGGCGCGCTCGTTTACAAGGGCACGGAGGAGAGCGATGCCACCTTGAGCGATGATCAATTCCGCCGCCTCAAGTCGGAGCTGGAGGCGCGTCACCAAGGATCTAAAAACGCCGGGCGGCCCATGTTGCTGGAGGGTGGTTTGGAGTGGCAACCAATGGGCATGTCACCCAAGGATTTGGAGTTCACGGACGGCAAGCGTGAGGCGGCGCGTGAGATCGCATTGGCCTTTGGCGTGCCTCCTCAACTCCTTGGCATCCCCGGCGATAACACATATTCGAATTATCAAGAGGCCAACCGCGCTTTCCACCGCCAACGGATTTTGCCCTTGATGGATCGCATTTGTGACGGCTTGAGCAATTGGGTCCAACCCTCCTATCCCAACGCCCGCATTGACTATGACGTTGACCAAATCGACGCATTGAGCATTGAGCGCGAAGCGGTTTGGACGCGGGTTAAGGATGCCAATTTCATCACCACCGATGAGAAGCGTGACGCGGTTGGATATGATCCATATGAGGCCGGAGAAACGCCGGGATCAACCATCCTTGTGGGCGGCGCTCAAGTGCCTCTTGATGATGCTGGCTTTGCGCCGGGCGGTGAGGAGCCTCCGGTGATTGCTGATCCAGATGCCGACGCAGAATAGAGCAAGACGCCGGGAGCTAGTCCGGCAAAACCGCCTCCTTGTCCGCCAAGAGGGATTGATGGAGCGCGATGTTGCCGGTGTCATCAAGCGCATTGCCTCCGCCATTGCCAAGCGTTTCTCCTATGGTGCGGAGGAGGCCATGCTCCAGATTGTTGATGATCACCGGGCGGAGCTGGCGGCCGTCTTGGAAAAGCGCCTCCTCCAAACCGCGCTCATCTTTGGTGGCCTCACGCTGGATCGGCTGGAGAGCGTTGGCAAATCATATGCGCTTGGCCTTGAGCAAAAGAGCGCCCGCGAAGTCTTTGAAAACGTGATCCGCCAATGGGTGAAATTGCACGCACTGGACCGCGCCACCTCCATCTCCAAGACGCTCAAGGAGGTTGTCCGCACCATCTTGCTTGACAGCTTTGCAGATGGCACCGGGGAAGCGGGCACGGCCAAGCTCATCCGTGAATTGGTTGGCCGCAGGCTCTCCAGCTCCAACGCGGCGCGCATTGCACGCACGGAGGCACACACCGCCGCCTCCATTGGAGCGGATGAGGCCGCCCGCTCAACCGGCTTGGACATGATCAAGGAGTGGGCATCGGCTGAGGATGCACGCACCCGCCAAAGCCACGCGGAGGCGGACGGCCAAGAGGTGCCGCTTGATGAGCCTTTCAATGTTGGAGGCACCTCTCTCATGGTGCCCGGTGATCCCAACGGCCCGGCCAAGGAGATCATCAATTGCCGGTGCACGGTGCTCCACTGGCCAAAAATCGGCGGCCAAATCATCCGATAGACAAGGCCCGCCAGTGTGGTTTATACGGTGCCCAATTCAGAGGGCGGGACAATCCACATGAAAAACCTTTCAATCAAGAGCGCGCCGGACCTTGTAACCAAGGCGGGATTTGTGCCGATTGAAATCAAGGCGCTCTCCGATGACGGCGAGTTTGAAGGCTATGGCTCCACCTTCAACAATGTCGACAAGGGCATGGATATGGTGATGCCCGGCGCTTTCCGGCGCACGCTATCAGAGCAAAAGCTCACCCGGATCAAGATGCTCCGCGACCATGACACCCGCAAGATTGTGGGCAAGTGGTTGGAGCTGGCAGAGGATGAGCGCGGCCTCAAGGTGCGCGGCAAGCTATTCTCTCACGGTGAGGATGCCATCCAACTGGCCAAGGAAACCTATGCGCTCATGAAGGCGGAGGCCTTGGACGCGTTGAGCATTGGCTATCGCACCATCAAATCCGCGTGGGATGAGCAAAGCGGCGTCCGCAAATTGCTTGATGTGGACCTATGGGAAATTTCCGTTGTCACCTTTCCAATGAATGATTTGGCAACGGTTGACGGCGTAAAGGGTGATCTCACCCAAAGAGATGTTGAGCGCATACTCCGTGAGGGAGGTGCGCCATCTGGCTTTGCCAAGTTGGTGGCCATTCATGGCTTTGATGAGGCAAGCAAACGCGTTGGATCACGCCGGGAGGGCGGCTCCAGTGTCGGACTAGCGGACCTAATCCGCCAAACAACTGAAAAATTGAAAGGGTAAAACCAACATGAAACCGACAATTGACGCCCTCCGCCGTGGCTCCGTGCTTGGCCGGGGATTGGAAACCAAAGACGCCAATGGTGGCGGCAACGGCGGCGGTGGTGATGACGTTGAGGTCAAGGATGCCTTGGCCAAATTGCTCACCACCAATGAGCAATTCCAAGCCAAGGTGACGCAAGAGATTGCGGACCTCAAGGCCAAGGGTGCCGCCGATCCGCTCATTGGTGAGGAGATCAAGAAGCTCAACACCGCGCTCTCTGATCAGCAAAAGCACATCGACGCTTTGCGCCTCAAGGATAAGCGCCCGGAAACATCCAACCCGGATGGCTCCAAGCGTGAGATGACGGAGGCGGAAGTCAAGCACCGCGATGCCGTTCACGCTTACATCAAGAAGGGCGACACCGGCGGCTATGATCTCGATGAGGTCAAGGCACTCTCCGTTGGCTCTGATCCGGATGGTGGTTACACCGTCACGCCGGAAATGGATCGCAACATCTCACGCGTTGTGAGCGAAGTGTCTGCAATCCGCTCCGTTGCCAACGTGGTTGCCATTGGCTCCAGCTCTTACAAGCGGCTGATCAATGTCGGCGGCACGGCCTCCGGTTGGGTTGGTGAAAGCGAAAGCCGCCCGCAAACGGACGCCTC